ATGGCTACGTACAATTTTGAGAAAAAAGCTGCAGAAGAAATGAATCGAGTTCCCCATAACGACGGCGCGATCAAAGTCGATGGGTGGATGAACGTCCTCACGGGTCTTGGCATTCGAGGAAGAGACAAAAACATCAATGCTCATTTCCGAATGGAAAGAATCTTTGAGCAGACAGAGCTGGATCAGCTCTACAGATCGGATGGCGTTACACGACGAATTATAGATCTCGTGCCATCGGAAATGGTCCGCCAGGGATGGGAAATTGAAGGCGATTCAAACCAAGACGTCAATTGCAAGATGGAGGAGATCAAAACCAACCATAACTTGACTACCCTCCTTCGGTGGGCGCGATTATATGGTGGAGCCCTCTGCGTCATGGGGATTGCCGATGGACTCCCCTTAGATGAACCTGTCGATGAAAGAAATATTCGAGATGTCAAATGGCTCCACGTCTTCGACCGATACCAATCTTTTAGCCGCGATGGAACCTTTGAAAAGGATCTCAATAATCCCAATTACGGGTTTCCAAACGTCTACACAGTCAATGATACACGCACAGGAGCCCTTTTCTATGTGCACCATTCGCGCATCCTGAGAGCCGATTGGTCCATGCTACCTCCAAGACAGCAAAACTTCAATAATGGATGGGGTGACCCGCTTCTTCAATCCATCTATGACGAACTTCGCAATTACTCCACAGCCTTTGCCAATGCCGGTCTCATCATGCAAGACTTCGTCAACTATACCCTTTCCATCCCGAATCTTGCAGAACTGATCAGCTCGCAATGTTCAGATAATCAGGTGATGAAACGGCTTGACTTGCTCAATTTAACTAAAAGCGCAACCAATACGATGATATTGGATGCAGAGGAGAAATATGAAAAGGCTTCCACAAATATCTCTGGGATCCCAGAGCTTCTCGATCGCTTTATGCTGGCTTTATCTGCGGTCTCTGGCGTTCCAGTATCCCTCCTCTTCGGAAGAAGTGCGGCAGGAATGAATGCAACAGGAGATAATGACGTTAGAAATTTTTACGATATGGTTAAGCAAGAACAAGAAGCCAAGCTCAAACCGATGTTGGAAAAGCTCACACGCTACATTATGCTCTCTAAAGATGGGGCTTTTGAAGGCGTTGAACCGGACAACTGGTCAATCCAATTTGTGCCATTATGGCAAAACACCGAGGAACAAGAGGCCATCGTCAGGAAAATCGTCGCAGAAACAGACGCCATTTATCTCGATCGAGGAGTGCTTGATGCTGCTGAAGTGGCTGTCTCTCGTTTCGGTGGCAACCGCTGGTCTATGAATACGGAAGTGGATCTCGAGTCGAGAAAAAATGGATATGATCCCGCTGAAGTTTCCGAGTTGGAAAGAGAGAAGAAAGAACAAGAGACTCCCCCACCAGGTATTGGCCCTGATTTTATGCCTACAGGACTCAGAACTCGCTCGACTGTTTAACATTTTTTGGAATATGAGTGCATGGTTTCAATTGATCAAATTGCCAAAATCAGACAAAGGCGTGTTGGAAAACCTAACATTGTCAGATTGAAAAAACCGCCTATATGGCACTTCCCCTCTTCTCAAGAAAGGGAGTACATGCGAATTCTTTTCTCTCTCACAAATGAATTAAAAGATCTCATCAAAAAGATCATCATCCCAGCGATTCCACAATTGATTTACGAGGTAGAGTCTTTTTATCCATCCTCTGATGCAAGGAAAGATGATTTTCAAGATGAAATAAAAAGATTGATAAATACTGTCATACAAGATATAAAGGGTAAAACAGACGAAACGATTGCTGAAGCCGAGAAAGTCGGCACAAGGATCGCCTGGTATAATAAAAAGCAGTTCGATCGAATCACCAATTCCGTTTTTGGGATTGATATTTTTATCGACCAGCCCTGGCTGCAGGATCAGTTAAAACTGTTTGCAAGCCAAAATGCTCAATTAATCCGCTCCATTCCAGCGCAGGAGCTCTCTCAAGTCGCACAGACTATCGAGAGAGGCTTGCAGGAAGGCAGCAGATTTCACTCAATGACTCAAGAAATCCACGAAAGATTCGGAATTACTCGACGGCGCGCGAAATTGATCGCAAGAGATCAAACATCTAAGCTTAACGCCAGCTTGACTAAACTCAGGCAGCAAGAGCTCGGTGTGGAAGAGTATGTCTGGCAAACGGCAGGAGACGAAAGAGTTCGTCCCAGCCACAAGGCCCACGATGGCAAAAAGTTTCAATGGGATAATCCCCCAAAAGATACCGGCCATCCAGGAACAGACATCAATTGCCGCTGTGTAGCAGTTCCAGTTTTAGAAGGACTCTTAGACATCTAGACTCGAATATTCAATAGCTGGACATCCAGCCATACAGTTTCCCAATAACCCAGTCCCCCACCAATCAAACAATCCAGACAAACAGACATCCAGCTACCCATCCTATTATTTATTAAAGTTTTAGATTTTGGTGGATCAATGAAGCTAAACGATGTTGCGCGTTTTGATAGAGGACAAGTCAAAGGCGATGCTTTCGTCACAGATGAAGGCTATATCAAAGCCAATGCTGTGGTCACTCGCACCGGCGTTTTCCTCTATAAAAATCCAGATGGAACCGTTCGGAATGAGCTCCGCCATCCAGATGACGTCCTGAAAAACGATAGTCTTAACAGCATGAAAATGATTCCCGTCACAAATGGGCATCCACAGGAACGGCTTATCACAGCTGAAAATGCTAAGCGTCTTGCCATCGGCTACACAGGGGAGACCATCACCCATGATGGAGAATTCATCCTTTCCAATTTCGTCATTACAGATTTAGACAGTGTCAAGGAAGTCCGAGAGAGAAACCGAAGAGAACTTTCCTTAGGATATACCGTCGACCTTATTCCGGAAGAGGGTAGTTATAACGACCAGCCCTACAACTTCCGTCAGACCAATATTAAATACAATCACCTAAGCATTGTCGACAATGCCAGAGCTGGCAGTGAGGCAAGAATAGCATTAGATAGTTGCGATGCAGAAGAAATCTTAAGAGAGGAGGCCACTATGGCTAAAAGGAAAGTAAAATTCGACGATGACGAGGTTTTGATGGAGGACAATGTGGCTGATCGCGTGGAACAGCTCATGGCCCGCATCAATAATCTCGAGGAAGAGAAGAGAAAAATCCAAGAGGAAAAGGACAAATTAGAAGCCGAACTGAACACAATGAACAGCGAAGACGAAGAGACAGAAGAGGAAAAGGAAGAAAAAGAAGTGGGGTACATGTCCAAAGAAAACCCACATGCAACCCATGAGCCCGCAGTCAAGGCTCCGAATGGAGAAAAAGTGCCGATGAAGCCTCAAGACAAGGAAAAAAGGGAAAATGAGAAGTACAACAACATGGATTCTACCTATATCCGAAATCTCGTTAAAGAGCGGGTAAAATTGCAAAAGATTGCAGAGAGCGTCTTGGATGCAAAAACTTTGGCCCGAGTTGATGAAATGCCTGACTTGGAAGTCAAAAAGGAAATTATCAAAGCGCGACAAAAACACGCAAATTTAGATGGCAAAAGCAACCTCTACATTCAAGCGAGATTTGATGCGCTGATTGAGGACATGTCGCCACCGCAATCCCAAGTGATTGCAAATCCTGTCGAATACAGAACTAAGTCAGATCAAAAGCCTGGCGACGATGCTCAATACGCTCGTCAAGCCATGATCGACAAGATGAAAAACGGCTATAAGCTCGGAGGTAAAGTACCATGCCACAACTAAGTTATCCCTTTTTAATGGATGTCGGGAGTGTAGGCCTTTTAGCCGATTCAGGCTTCAGGAACGTCCTCTCTCCAAGAGCATTCGAAAATTTCAATACTGGTCTTGGACTGGCGAAAGTCATTGGCCAAGATTACGTCGTTCGTCTTCCAGAGTCCAATCTATCAACGATTGTTCTCAGTGGAGACTTGATCACAGCCAACGTGATTAATGTGAGCGTCAATGGAGTCGCATTGGCACCGATTACCTTTGCCACTTCTCACTTAGCAACGATGAACGCAATTGCTGCGGCCATTTTGGCTCAGCCCAATATTGCTTCTGCAGTTGTTGGAGGAGCCGGTAATCACACTCTGACTGTTACGGCTACAGAAGGCAATGTCGCGATTGTGAATTCCTTTGTGGTGACTCTTGGCGCCTCACAAGCGACAGCGACGATCACAAACACAACGCAAGATACTTTCTATGGCGTTGGAGCAAGAACACAAAACAAGCCAAACCCATTGAATCCAACCGGGTCCTTTGGAAACCCTATTTATCTCGAAGGAGATTGTGTTTCGTTGCTGACGAAGGGTCGTATCTATGTCGCTGCAGAGCAAACCGTCACCAGCGATAGCCCAGTTTACTGGAGATTTGCTGCCAACGGTCTACTGCTTCCAGGTGGCTTCCGCGGAGATTCCGATAGCGGACGAGCTATTGTGATTCCAGGTGCAAGATATACTGTTGGAGCTACAAGTGGTGCCCTTGCAACATTAGAAATCAACTTACCGAATTAAGGAGAGGGTAAAATGGATAGAATTGTTAGCGTTAATCTCGACTCCGCAGAGACTGCGTTCTTTGCTCGTGAGCTTGAGTCCATCAAATCAAAATCATACGACATCGAGTTCCCTCCTTTAAAGGCAACGAAGCTAATCCCAGTTAGCACAGAAGCCGGTGCGGGAGCGGAATCGATCACCTACCAATCATTTGAGGAAACAGGTCTTGCTCGAATTATTTCGAGTTATGCCGATGACTTCCCTCGCTGCGATATTCGCGGTAAGGAATTCATCACTCCAGTGAAGTCGATTGGAGCGAGCTACGGTTATTCGATGCAGGAAATTCGCGCGGCGATGTTTGTTGGACGCAGTCTAACTCAGCGCCAAGCCAATGCCACTCGAAGAGCCAATGATCAAAAAGTCAATCGTTTGGCCTGGTTCGGAGACACGGCATCCAATGTCCTCGGCTTAACAAACAACCCAAACGTCCCCTCAGCTTCAGTCCCTGCTGATGGTGTGGGAGCATCTACACTTTGGACAACGAAGACACCAGATCAAATTTTGCGCGATATGAATCAGCTGACCAATGGCATTGTCGCTCTGACAAATGGCGTTGAGATGCCCAATACGCTGATTCTCCCAATCGACCAATATACCCTGATCGCTTCCACCGCTCGTTCCTCTAACAGCGATACAACAATTTTAGAGTACTTTATTCAGAACAACCCGTTCATCACAACCGTTGACTGGGTAGCCGAATTAAAAGGTGCAGGGCCTGGCGGAGTAGACATCATGATCGCCTACGATAAGAACCCGGATAAACTCACCATGGAGATCCCGATGCCATTTACTCAATACCCGCCTCAAGAACGCGGACTTGAGTTCATCGTCAATTGTGAATCTCGCTATGGCGGAATCATCATCTACTATCCACTTTCATTGGCTATCGGGGAGGGTATCTAAATGGCATTAGTCAAGTACAACGGTAAGAATGTCTACTATTGTAACTTCACAAGCCGTCTTATGCCTGGGATCAACGAGGTTCCGGAGGGCGAACTCAAAGCCCTCCTTCTTCATCCCCTATTCCAATGGAGGGTGGAGGAAGGAATCGTTGTGCTCATTCCCGAATCCACGGAAAAAGAGGCTGACGGCAAGAAGTCAATCAAGGAAATGCTGAAATTTATTCCTCAAATTTACGATCGCGACTATCTCAATCGGATTATTGAGAGCGATGGCCGTGACAAAGTGGTAGAAGCTGCAAAAAAACAGCTCCACAAAATTTCCCATCAACCAGAGAAAGAAGAAGAGAATGAGCATTTCGGATCCGATACCAAGTCAAACGATAATTGACACCCTGTTTGTCATCGCGCCTCAGTTCTATACGACTGATCCTGTGAAACTGGCGAATTACAACACCATGATTGGATTGTTGCGATGCCAAGTCAATGAGAGGGTCTTATCGTGCTGCGGTGTTCTGGCTTATGTGTATCTCCTTGCCCACTGGCTGCAATTGCAAACCAACCCTCAGATAGGCGTGGCAAGCAATCTTAGTGAAGGAGATCTTTCCATTGGATTAGCGATCTCGCCAGACTCATCGATCCTCAATGCGACTCAATATGGCAGACTATACAAAGACTTAATCAAACGAACCGTCATCGGTTCAACTGTGACTAATTTACCCCCTAATTTTACGGTGTTTAATGAGACGTGCGGTTGTCAGGGATATTGACTTGGGTTTTGACGAGATACAAAAGCAGGTCGCCTTGCTCGATGGATCGTATGTTTTAGTTGGCTTTCAAGAGGGCACAAAAACAAAACAGCAGACCAAAGGGCAAAGAGAAAAGAAGGCTGGGTTTTCAATGGCTGAGATTGCAGCAGCCAATGAATTTGGAACCAAGTCCATTCCTGCTCGCCCTTTCATGGCCACAAGTTTTGATGAAAATCGAGCCAAGATCAACAAGGCAATCCAAGGGGAATACGCCAAAATTTTAGACGGAAAAAGCACGACTGAAAGATCTCTGGGGTTGATTGGACTCTTGGGGGCAAAATTTATCGTTCAGAAAATCCGCGCAATCACTACCCCACCAAACTCACCACGAACCATAGCCATCAAGAAAAGTTCAAAACCCCTCATCGACTTTGGACAAATGGTGCAATCGGTGCGCCATAAGGTGGTGCTGAAATGACCTCACCTTTTGAAATCTTTAGAACCCCTGTCACACTGCGCCGGTTTCAAAGCGGCGGCTATACCAATGGCCGATGGACAGATGGAAGCTTTATTGACAGTGCAATCACCTCGAGCATTCAGCCTTTGAAAGGAGAAGAGATGCAGGAGCTTCCAGAAGGGAGAAGAGATTCAGAAGGCTATAAACTCTACACATCCACCTTGATAAAAACAATCACAAGCCTCAACCCCGATTTAATCTTATTTTTTGGGAAAACGTTCGAAGCGATCCAGGTGTTTCCTTGGCAAAATAACAGCAATTTTGGGTTAGTCAATCACTATAAATACTTAGTCTTACGACTAGAAGGACAATAAAATGAAAGCAAAAATGATCTCAGACACATCTTACATGGTATTAGAAAGCCGTCTCAATGAATTTTTAGGAGAGGTTGCGACCAATACCTGGAAGCTATTCGACGTCAAATATGACACCTTTTATCAGCAAGGCTTTGAACTGCATTCTGTTCTCGTCCTCTATGGAGTAGAAGATGCCGCTTAATTTCGAGATGATCAAAACCAATCTTTACAATTGGGCCGTAGCAAATAGTGGTGGTGCTTCTGTCATTTTCCTCAACGAAAATGCTCCAAGACCATCTCCACCATATCTGACGCTATTTCTCTCTAGCTTGAACCAGATAGGGGAAGATTACACTCCCAGATCGGATGTCAATGGAATGGTCGATATGGTCGGCGATCGCGAATTCACCCTTCAGATTCAAACTTATGGTGGCGACTGTATCACTCGTCTCGAGAATTTGCGGAGTAGCCTACAAATGCAAACAGTCCTGGACACGCTGAGAGCCAATGGGATTGTCTTCGTGAATCACTTTGCAATTAGCGACGTCACCGAGTTGCTCGATTCACGATTCGAAAAGCGAGCGGCCATGGATGTTCTCTTTAGAGTAGGCCAAGACTATACGGATAATTTGGGACTCATCCAAACCGTTGAATTGGAAGAAATTTATCAAGATGCTGGCGGCAGCGTGGTCTATGACCATACCATCACAATACCTTAGGAGGAGTTATGCCATTAAGCGATATCGTCAATGTCCAGATTACGAGAGATACACAAACAGTCTCTGAGGCTGGATTTGGCACTCTGATGATCTTAGGGACTCATAAACGGTTTAACGACCGAATTAGATTTTATACAAGTCTTTCAGGGATAGCCACAGATTTTGAATCTACAGATTTAGAATATATCTCTGCTCAAGAAGCTTTTAGCCAAGCTTTGAGCCCGCAGCAAATAGCTATTGGACGGAGAACGGTAGACAGTGCTGATGTCTTTGTTGAAACTGCGATGGCTCCATTCAATTATACTGTAACGATTAACTCAAATGACGTCACGATTCCTTCAGCCCCTACAGCTCAAGAATCCCATGTTGTCATGAGTGGAAATTTTGTTGCGAGCAACTCAATTGCCATCACATTGAATGGCACGCCATTAACCCCCATTATTTTTTCAGTGGATCAAGCCACTACAATGGGTTTAGTGGTAGCGGCTTTAGAAGCCAATCCTGCTGTAGCTTCGGCAACACTTAGTGGAAGTGATTTGATTTTGGATGTTAGAGGACAACCAAATACGAATGCCATTATCAATAGTTTTATTGTCACTTTGGGAGCGAGTCAACCTACTGCCACGATCACGAATCCTTTACAACCTGTTTCTAATCTGACAATAGCAAACTCTTTAGTTACGGCAATTAATGGGATAATCACAGGCGTGACGGCTAGCGAACCCTTCGTACCAGATGGAACTGTTAATTTAGTGGCCGATGTTCCTGGTGTTCCCTACACCTTGTTTGTGAGTACTGATATCGTAAATCCAGATCAAGCGGTAGTGACTGTTACTCAAGTTGAACCCAATACAGATTATGTAGTGACGCTTAACGGAATCCCCTTCACCTATACGAGCACTAATGACGTCCAATCTAATCAAGAAATTGCAGCCGGTTTAGTTTCCATCATTACAGCACAAACTCAAGTCCCTGTAGGAGCTTCCGATAATTTAGATGGAAGTTTTGAAGTTTTTGCTCAAATTCAAGGAACAGGTTTTGTTTTATCTGTTTCCGAAGGAATCCTGAGCAAAGAATTTGGCTTGGTCATTCAGCCTTTTGTAGCTTCTGACCCAGTAGTTGACGACTTAACTGCTATCCAAGCAGTGGATGATACATGGTATGCCTTGGCTTTGACCGATAGAACTTCTGCAACCGTTCTTGCAACAGCTGCTTGGACAGAAGCTGAGGTAAAAATTTTTGGTACAGCTTCTGCTGATCCTAATATCATCAATCAAGCTATGGGTGTAGATGCGACTTCCGTGGCTGCTAAATGTAATCAATTTGGGTATGTAAGGACATTTGTTCTCTACCATCAAGATGCGGATAGCGATTTTCCTGAATGCGCTTGGTTTGGAGGAGTTCTTCCTCTAGAACCTGGTTCAGAAACTTGGAAATTCAAAAGATTGAACTCCATCGCTTATTCCAATTTGACAAGTACTCAATCTCAAAACGCAAGAAATAAAAAAGCCAATACCTATGAATTTATCGGAGGCGTTGGAATTACACGCGAAGGAACAATGGCTCAGGGAGAGTTTATTGATATCGTGAGAGGCATTGACTGGCTAACCTCTAGGATTCAGGAATTCGTCTACTCGGTTTTGGTTAACAATCCAAAAGTGCCATACACAGATGCGGGGATCACGGCGATAGAAGCTCAGGTGAAAAGAGCTTTACAGCTTGGAATCAGCAATAATTTTATTGCTAACGACCCAGCTCCAATCGTGACAGTTCCAAAAGCTGCAAATGTTCCGACAGTCGACAAGACGAATAGAATATTGAAAAATGTGAAATTCCAAGCAACTTTAGCGGGAGCCATTCACGCGGTGAATATAACTGGAACAGTCACAGTGTAAATACTTAGGAGATAATTATGTCAGTAAGAACTTATGACCCCAAACAGGTCATTATTACCGTGGGTGGAGTTCCAATAAGCGGATTCGCTGATGGGACTTTCTTAACCGTTGATAGAGATGACGATCAATGGGTGAAAGTTACAGGTGCAGATGGCACGAGCACACGCATCAAGAGTAATAATCGCTCAGGAAATATGACGATAATCTTAAAACAATCAAGCCCTAGCAATGATGTGCTCTCAGGGTTTGCTAACGTTGATGAGTTAACCAATGCAGGTGTCGTGCCTATCTTAATCAAAGACTTGAGCGGAAATTCTCTCTATTTTAGTGCTACTGGCTGGGTGAAGAAATATCCTTCTTCTGAATTTGGAAAAGATTTAGCTAACCGTGATTGGGTTTTGGACCTAGTTGACTTAGATGTCTTTGTGGGTAGCAATGGAGTAAACGTCTAATGATTGAAACACGCGAAAAACAAATTAACGGGTCGGTGTATACTTGTACACAATTGCCTGCAAGAAGGGCCTTGCGAATGAAAGCAAAGCTCTTACGAATTTTCGGGCCGGCTTTAGCTCACTTATTCCTTCCAGGAGGCAAAGATCAAAGCATGACAGGTCTCCCCTTTTCAAAAGGAGAAGCCGTCAAAGCTGTTGAATCTTTAATGTCTCAATTAGATGACAAAACATTTGAGAATTTAGTCCTTGAGCTATGCCAAGGAGTCAGAAAAGAAGGAATGGAATTGACCGATTCTGTAATAGATGTTGAATTTGCAGGTGATCTACCCACTTTGATGCAGGTTTTGGCCTTCGTTGTGGATTGCAATTTCGGTTCTTTTTTTGGGGAGAGCGGTATTGGAAGCCTATTCAAGGAAGCAACACCGATGCCGCAGACTCGTCAGCCAGATACGAGAAAAACCTCCATACGGAATTAAAAGATGAGTTCCTTCTCTGGCGGTTAATATTAGAAGGAATAGCCTCTTTAGAGGAAATCGAGCGCACATGGAATCTAGATGATCTGTTGAGGGCAAATGCCTTACTGGATATGCGACTCGACCTGATGGAAGAATCTAAAAGGAAAGGGTCGAAGAAATGACAGTCGTTAGAGAATTAGTCACCAGATTGGGCTTTCAAGTCGATCAAAGAGGCGTTGAGCAATTTAATCGCACAATCATTGGTTTTAAAACAAAATTTGCTATTGCAGCAACAGCTGCAACGGCTTTTGTAGCTAAAACACTAGATTTCTTTAATGACATTGCAAATGCCACCTTAGATGCAAATGATCTGGCAAAGAGCATTGGCATTTCATTCGAAGAGTTTGTCAAGCTAAGAAAAACAGCTGAAGAGTTCAGGATCGATCCGAAGAATTTTGATACTGCTCTTTCTAGCTTGAATAAGATGCTTCAAGACGCTCAGTGGGGAATGGGGCAACTTCAAGAAATCGCTTATTATACTGGGATCGAAATTAGAGATAATTTCACTGGTGAATTGAAAAATGCCAATCAATTATTTATAGACATCCTCAAGCACATTAATACCCTCAGCAATGACAGAGACAAACTAAAGGTTGCCGTAGCCTTTTTTGGGGAAAAAGACGCCCAAAAATATATAGATTTTGCCAAGGCAGCGGGCGATAGTATTGAGCTGCTAACTCAAAAACACACAGAATATGCTAAAGCCCTAAAAGATGGGATTCCAAGTCTAAGTCAATATTCAAGGAATTTAGGTACTTTCAAGAACCAACTGACACAACTGACAGAGGTTTTCGTTGTAAAGCTCCTGCCTGCCATAACTGAGGCTCTGGGGATCTTCACTCAAATTTTGAATGGAGATGCCTTTAAAGGTTTTGGGATTATAGCCGATAAATTTTCAACTGAAGGGATTAAGAGTGGTTTTTCGTTCATTGCGGATGCAATAACTGAAGAAGTTGCCAAATTATTCGGAGGAGAAACTCTTAATATGGTTAAAAGAAGAGTAGCCGAAGAGGACGCTTTCTTTTTCAATGCCTTAATAGAGCAACAAAAACAAGGAAAACTCCCAGCCAATTTCAATATCAACACCAAAGTTGATATGCAGATTCCACCTGGAACGACGGATCAGCAGCAAATCTCTATTCGTCAATCTTTCGATGAAGCCTTTGATAATGCCTTCATAGATAAGATCAGAGAGATTTATAACAACAATCCGCAGGTGGAGTAATGGTTTTATCTCTGCTATTTGGAAAAAAATATCCTAGTCCTAAAGTTGGGTCGATTGATCTAGACGTTACCATTCGCGAAGAACACCGGTTTTCTTCGCGCGTAACGAATTATCCAATCGAGGACGGTACAATCATATCAGATCACATTATCAATGAACCTGACGTATTAGTGCTGGTAGGCCTTGTCTCAGATACTCCCCTTAGTATATTTGCGCCTTTTAATCGCTCGATTGATGCGTTTAATCGTCTAATAGCCCTTCATCAATCAAGGCAACCTGTGACCGTTGTGACTGGATTAAAAGTTTACCAAAACATGGCAATTACGGTTTTAGATGTGCCAAGAGATGTGAAGACAGGGCAATCTTTAACTTTTACCATCGAATTACAAAGGCTCGTCATAGACACTAGCGTTAGATTGCAACTCGATCAAGGAAATGTTTTCGGTGGTGTTCAAAATAAGATCCCCAGAGACATCGTAGCTTCTAATGCGAATTATCCTCTTATTCAAAATGATCCGGTCAACAGCTTAAAAGATCAGGCTTCGAGTGGTATTAATGTAGGTGTTCAATCGTTAATCCCTGTTCAACCAACAATTCTGCCTAATGTACTGGCTAGTAAAAATCAAATTTTAGGGGTGGTGTAATGCAGATCATTCCTTTTAAAGAACCGGCTCAATGGCAAGAACAGATTGAATTGGATGCTCAAACATTCGTTTTATCTTTTAGATGGAATGCCATGAATGAATATTGGGTCATGGACATCTTAACTCGCGATTTAGTTCCTATCATCCTTGGGATAAAAGTTGTTGCGAACTACGACCTGACTTCTCAATTTGTCAATGATGGCAAACCCCAAGGAGACATTGTTTGCCAAAATATCATTGGGGGAGAAGGGAAAATCCAGCGTCTAGATATGGGAGAAGTCACCGAACTCGTTTATTATTCTCTTGGGGAGTTCGTTTAAATGGCAAGATTTGATCGAATAGCATCTGTAGAAGTTGGATTGAGAAACGATACGTTCAATGGCTATATTGGGACGATCAGGCTTTCAGCTCTTCGCATTTCCTTTTCTATACAAAAGAATTTAGCCTGGTCAACCAATACTGCTTCTGTCAAAATTTGGAATCTCAGCCAAGAAAATAGAAATAGGATCAAAGATTATGGAGACCAAGTTATATTATCCGCCGGGTATAGACAAGATGCAGGCGAACAGCTCCTTTTCATTGGCAATACCACCCAAGTCAGCCATGCCTATGATCAGCCAGAAATCGTCACCACACTTGATTGTGGAGACGGAGAAAGAATTCTTAACCAGAAATCTATTACTGTCAGTTTCAAGGAAAAGGTCCCAGTGCGCCAGGTTGTGCAAACGATCGCCGATCAACTTGGGCTATCTATTTCTGAGTTTACTGCTACTGACAACGTTGTTTATGAGCAAGGGTTCGAATATGCTGGAATGGGTAAAAATGCCCTAGACAAAGCAGTTTTAAGACTCGGTCTAAGATGGAGCGTTCAAAATGGAAAGCTTCAAATCATCCCTCAATACGGAACCACTTCAAAACCAGCCGTAGAAATCAATGCCGATACCGGCATGATCGGAATTCCCCAGCGTTATACAGATAAAAGAGCCGCTGTCTATTTGAATGGCCCTAGAACTGGATATATTATTCAGACAACTCTTCGTCCCGATATTCTCCCAGGCGATAGGCTCAATATCAAATCTGAAAGAATCGGACTGAATGGCCCATATGCTGTTTTTTCGATTAGACACGAAGGCGATTTATTCGGTCCTCATTGGAGATCCACAATGGAGGTAATTTTAGTATGAAAGGCGATGAAGCATGACCACTATAACTGATGCCTTGAGACAAGCGATTCAATTTCAGCTTTATGACCTACACACCGCTTTGCCTGGCGTCATCGTTTCTTATGATTTTGCGAAGCAGAAAGCTGAGATTCAACCGACTTTAAAAAAAAGCTATTTAGATGGAACGACTTTGGAATTGCCCATTTTAAGCAATGTCCCAGTGATTTTTCCAAGAGCAGGCGGTGCCAGTTTGACTTTCCCAGTTGTTCAAGGTGACACTTGCTTGCTTTTGTTTATTGAAAGAAGTACCGATCTTTGGAAGTCAGTAGGCGGCAACGTAGCTCCTAATGATTCGAGAAAATTTGATCTATCCGATGCTGTGGCAATCATGGGTCTTTTCCCTTTCATAGAAAATTCTTTAGCAGAGAACAACTCGGACGTGCTTTTAACTTACAAAAGCTCTAGTATAAGAATCAAAGAAAGCGGTGACATTCAAATTGACACTGCTGGTAAAGTGGCCATTGGGAACAGCTCTACGGAAGTTCTCGATATTGTCAGTAAAATACTGGGAATTTTGACAACTTCGGTGACAACCGCCGTTGGAGCACCAATCTTCCAGGGTACTGTGCCGACATATGCCACATTGAAAGTATCTATAGATGCTCTCAAAGGGACAATCCCTTAAAAATTACTCAATCGTCACATAGTCTCGATTAACTCAAATACCCATACGTAAACGTATTAGGAATCGTTTTGAGTTAACGAGGCTTCATGAAAGATATTGCGCTAGACACAACAACTGGCGATTTACTCTTACAAGATTTTGACTTGCAATTAGTTGAGGATCAAGACCAGATCGCTCAAAATTTAGCCATTCGTTTGCGCTTTATTTTGGGTGAATGGTTCCTAGATATCACAGCAGGTATTTCCTATTATCAAGATTTTTTCATCAAAGCCCCCAATCAAATTCGAATGGAAAGCGTTCTTAAACAAGAAATTCTTTCCACTCGAGGCGTAAACCAAATTCTCAATTTCTCAAGTAATTTCGATGCTACCAGGCGAATTTACTCAGTGACTTTCTCTGTGGACACTGTCCAAGGGCAAATCACCCTAACGCAGGAATTGCTAACATGACATTTGGTTTAACCTCTCAGGGTTTTAAAGCTAAAAGATTAGTCGACATTCAAACGGATTTAGAAAATCAGTTGCTTGCAGAATTTGGCGATATCAACTTAGATCCTCAGTCTATCTTCGGCCAACAAATCGGAGTTTTTTCAAAAGTTTTAGCAGATCTTTGGGAAAATATGGAGGATGTTTATTTTAGCCAATACCCCAATTCAGCCGAAGGAATTAGCTTAGACAATGTCGTTCAATTTAATGGCATTACACGCCTTGCAGCTCAACAGACTAGAGTCACAGGTGTATGCGTTGGATTAGAAGGCACTCTTATCAATCAAGGAGCGCTCGCTAGAATCCCCGATACTGGAGCTGTATTCTTTTCTCGAGAAAACACGATCATCACGCGGACACAAGCAGCATCTGCAACTTTTCAAGTGACTGCATTGGCAGCTCAAATTTACACGGCTTTAATCAATAATCAGGCCTTTTCCTTCTCTCGACCTATCATTACTTTCACAGGGAGCTTTGTCGCTTCTAATTCCATCGTAGCCACTATTAATGGAATCCAATTAGCAGCGGTTTCCTTTACTACCGATAACAACACTACTTTGGGCCTATTAGCAACACAAATTGCCACCTCTCCCGCCGTTCTTTCTGCAACTCCAACAAATCCTAATATCATTACCATTATTCCAAACGTTGGATTCAATGTTGTAGTCAATTCGATCGTTATTACAGGCGGAGTCAGCCAGCCAACCTATGCAATAACTTACCAAACTCCAGCATCGAACAACGCACTAACGGCATCTTTGACCTCTGTGATCAATTCAGGTGCTCAGCCAATAACTGCCATAGACAACATGAATGGAACTATAACCATCAATGCCGATGATTCAGATGTTCCATTTTCGATCGCTGTTGGAACTAACCTAAATATTACAGCTCAAGCCACTCCAGTTATTTTCTTGTCTCAGGATTTCGGACCAATTGTCGCTCCTATCAATACTTTGACAGAAATCTTAACCCCTATTTCTGGATGGATATCAATAAATAACCCTAAAGCTGGATTGACAGGCCGTTTCATTGAAACAGACGCTGAATTAAGAATCCGTCGAAATAACTCGCTACGATTATTAGGAGCCGGAACCGTTGAATCTATTAGAGCAAGACTGCTTCAACAAGTTCCTGGAGTCACTTCCGCTTTTGTTTTCGAGAATAGAACTTTGATTCAAGAACCCATTTTGATCGTATTAAATCAAGATTTAGTCGCAGGTAACACCATCGTCGTCATCCTAAATGGGGTGACATTGCCCACCGTTACCTTTGCGATTTCTCATTTAGCCACCATGAGCGTGATAGCTGCTTTGATCCAAAATCAGCCAGAAGTTGTTACAGCAACCGTTGGCGGAACGGCCAATAGAACAATCACAATGAATATGGCGAGCGCTATCGAAGTGATAATGATTCCTAATGACTTTACTGTCAGTGGAGGTGCTTCGCAAGCAACAGCGGTTATTAAAGGTGGAAGATTTCCAAAAAGCTTTGAAGCTGTCGTACAAGGAGGCACTGATGCTGACGTCGCAAATAAAATCTGGACCACGAAACCAGCAGGTATCCAAACATTCGGCAACACTGCGTTTACCATCACCGACTCACAAGGTGAATTCCAAGTCATCAATTTTAGCCGACCTACCCCCATCTACATTTGGGTTACGGTTGCCTTAACTCTATACGCTGAGGAAGTATTTCCTCCTAATGGCCAGGATTTAGTAGCTGCAGCCATTAATACTTACGGATCTAATTTAGGTATAGGTGTAGACGTCCTATTGCAACGCGTACTTGCTCAGATTTTCAATGTGCCTGGTATCGCAAGTGGTGTAATGCAAATCGCAGCTACAAATTTACCTGGTGACAGTCCCCTGTTTGCTACGGCAGATATCGCTATCGCAGAAAATGAAGTTTCTATCTTTGATCTAACAAGAATAACGGTGACAGTATGATAGAAACCATTTTGCTAACGTCAACGAAATGGTCTAAGCGGCTGTTTGAGGTGGTGACATGGTTAGAATAACCAATCACGTTCAAAGAGCAATTGCCCTTTTAGCAGGTCAATTTCAGCAAAGCCTTGTCGATGGAGAATATAGCCGTTTTCAAAGGTTAATTCGTGCTTTTGTCACTTCAATGCAAGAAATAGACAATGTCGATCAAGACTTAAAATTTCAACGCTCTTTAGAAACGTCTACTGGAGATCAGCTTGATGGGATTGGTCAAATTCTTGGACTCCAACGTTTACCGGATGAGTCTGATGAAGATTATAGAGAACGATTGAAGTTTCAAATTTTTATAAACAAGGCAAATGGAACCCCTGAAGAAGTCATTACCGTTCTTCAGTTCCTCACAAAGGCGAATAAGATCCGTTATCATGAGTATTATCCAGCAGCTTTTCAAATGTCAACTGATGGTCTGGTATTTCCAGTTCCTCCCGAACAACTCGTTACTGCTATTCAATCTGTCAGTCCGGCGGGCGTTCAATACACTCCAATTACTGCGACTTATAATGTTCCGCTGCCTTTTATTTTTAGTGGCGACCCCATCGAGGATTTACTTCTTGTCGCACCTGACGAAGCTGATCCATTTGATTTGGTAAATTTAGAAATAAACACAGGCGATCTTCTAGCTGTGCAAGCTGGCAGGGTGATTAATCCAGATTTCGGTGGAGGATTTGCCGAATTTGGAACCCCAATTGATACCACTGGGGCTGGACAATTAGCTGAAGTCATTATGTTTAACGGCTCTCAGCCACCAATACCTTAAGGAGTTAACAATGGTACTTAAACCTTCAATTTTACCTGAATGGGCTGAAAACGATGTTGTAGATCCCATATCAGGTCAAAACAATGTGCTGGAGCCACCTACTGAAAAAAAATTAGAAGGCTGGGCCCGATTGGAATTTCCTCCTCGAAACTGGTTCAATTGGTTAGGAAGATACACCAATCGCTGGTTGTCCTTCTTAAAACAACAAGAGGAATTGGCCATTTTAACAGACGGAAATGGAGTCGGTCTTTTCCCCTACGACGGAACTGTAGGAACTTTGATCACTCTAACCGCCGTAGATTTAGCAAACCCCACTCGATACATTTTTGCCGTTGGAGCAAAAAAGTCAGGGCTTGCCCCTACATTGACGGTTGTTTCAAATAATACATTAACGCTTGGCGCTGGGACCTTAGCAGGAAACCAAATCGTAAGTGGTGGAATGGCTTCCAATATTCTTGTTTGGGGTCAGACAAAAACCTACCCAACAGCTTAAGGAGATTTATGTCAGTACAAATTCCAGGTTTACCAGTCGCTTCAATCGCTAATGATGCAGATACAACCATCATTCGACAAGGATTAACGGATAAGCAAGTGACCGTCGATAAAGTTCGATCTATTGATATTTCTCTTTTCCCCACTTTACCGACTGGATCAGCTGTAGCAAGTGATCTTTTTATGGTAAGACGTGCTTCGAGTAATTATCAGATTCGGTTTGATCAAGTGGGTTTACCAGCAGGTACATTATGCTGGTTTTATCAAAATGTGGCTCCAGACGGATGGGTCGCAATCAATTTTTTACAGGATTGTGTTTTAGCTTTGCGTGGAGGCCTTTATGGTCCAGCAGGAAATACTGTAGCAGGAACTTGGCAGCAGTCAGATGCTACTCTGAATATTAATCAAATCCCTAATCACAGTCACAATATTATTTGCGGTAAGGATACTGACAACTCGAAAATTACCCATGTTAAAGGTACTCGAAACGAAAACGATTCTCCTCGACCAAGAGCGCCAACAGAGGGAATTACTGGGGCCTCAACCAATTTATCAACCAATCAATGCTTACCACACAATCACGGTTCTTCTTGGAGACCGTTGGCTGTAGTAGGAATTTTATGTCAAAAACAAGCTTAACTCAATAGGTAACTCAATGGAATGCACTTCATGCGGTGAAAATTGTCCTTTCGTAAAGGCAAAATTATGTTCTTCGGAAAACCAATGCCCTAACTATTTGGAATCTTGGTGGCAGGAAAATGGGCAAGGGCAACCAAAAGTGATTAAAGATTGCGCTCCTAAAAGATTGCTGCTCCAGCAACAAACCGAAGTCAACCGCATTTTTGCCCTCCAACAATCGATTGAAGAAATGAGAAACAGGTTTCTAATCCTCGAAAGCTCCCTGATACAACTCATTGCTCAAAGTCAAGAATACATCACCCAAGAAATCAAACTATTAGAATCCCCAAAAAAGACATCCAACAAACTCAAGCCTAAATTAAAGCGTATAACGGCGAGTTCTAAAAAGAACGAATAGCTTGAAATTCGTTTAAAAAAATAACAAGAGGGATAGAAAAATGGCTCACAATTCATCAGTCAACCTAGATATCTCTAACCTATCGGTTGGATTTAGCATTGGTGGTGGTACCACCAAAAGAACAGTCACACATAATGGTAGTGGAGATTTCACTCTCACTAACCAATTTGCTGGCGCTGGCGTTTATACATTTCCAAATAGAGCTGCAGATACTCTGATAGGATTTGCTGACTATACTGCGAAAGGAATTATCCTTGTTGGCACAGGAGCAGGTACATTCACTCCTTTGAGTGTCGGAACAGATAATTTTGTTTTAACAGCCGACTCAGCTCAAACTTCAGGTGTTAAATGGGCTGCTTCGTCAGGTGGCAGTGGTGGCGTTACCTCTTGGGTAGATGTCACGGGTACTTCTCAAGCAATTGCCGTTAATACCGGATATATCGCTGATAATGCATCTTTGTGCACATTGACCCTTCCAGCGACAGCAGCACAAGGAACAGTTTTCAGAATTGCTGGAAATGGCGCAGGTGGTTGGTTATTAGCACAGAATGCATCCCAAACAGTTAAATTTGGAAACGTGGCAACAACTGCTGGGGTTGGTGGAAGCCTAGCCTCGACAGACGCTGGAGATGCCTTAGAGTGCCTTTGCGTAGTTGCCAATACGACATGGAGAGTTCTAAGTTCAGTCGGAAACTTAACCGTTGTTTAAATTCGTGTGTGAAATACTTTAAAGGAGAAATTGATGAGCAGTAGATATGCAGTCATAGATCAAAATAATGTGGTTACCAATGTCATTATGTGGGATGGAGTGACTCAATGGCAACCGCCAGCAGGTTACGTGGTAAAAGAAACCCAGGAAGCTGCAATTGGAGATATATGGATGGAAGCCTTACAGGATTATGTAAGACCTCTTTCTATTATGAGACCTCCTGAGGATGATACCAGCAAAGCTGAGAGAGAAGCCGCCTATAACGAAGCTAAAGCACGGTTAGCAGCAAGTATTTTATCTGTAAATTTACAAGGATCGTTAGAGTCCTTCTAACGAATAAGGAGTATTTGTGGCCACAAATAATGCTATAAACGGTTCAATTAAGATCACTACTTATACTTCTAGTTCTGGAACATGGACAAAGGACTTTCGTACGAAGTGGATAGAAGTATTTTTATGGGGCGGAGGTGGTGGTGGAGCTTCCGGAAGAAAAGGAACTAGCGCTTCATCTTCCGGAGGAGGAGGTGGTGGTTCTACAGGTTCAGGATATTTTGCAGCTCCTTCTTCATTTTTTGGATCCACAGAGTCTTATACAATTGGAGCTAGCGCTGGTGGGGCAGTAGCCCAAACCGTAGATGCGACAAATGGTAATAATGGAACTGCCGGAGGTAATACAACATTTGGAAATATGATAGCTGTTGGTGGAGGTGCGGGCCAAGGCGGAGGAACTTCATCAGGTATCAATGGCGTCGGTGGAGGATTAAACACTTCATATGCTATTTCCTCCGTTGTAACTAATCCTGGTGGTGCTGGAAGAAATACCGCAGGAGATACAACAGCAGCAGTAATTACTTTTTCACCTACAGGAGGTGGCGGTGGCGGCGGTGGTGATACTGTTACTGCAAGATCTGGAGGATCTGGCGGGGCAATTAATAATTCAAATGGTGTTACTTATGTAACCGGCGGAACCGCAGGAATAGAAACAGGCACGCTAAATGGTGGTAACGGAAATCCTTCTGTGACTAGCGGTGGATTAATTTGTGGTGGTTCTGCTGGCGGTGGCGGCGGCGGAGCAAAAGCTGGAGCGACAGGTGGAACTGGCGGAAATGGAGGTAATCCTGGAGGTGCTGGTGGTGGCGGAGGCGGGGGAATATCCGCACAAGCCAATTCAGGAGCTGGTGGTACAGGCTCCGCTGGTAAAATAATAGTCATCGAGCACTTCTAAAAAGGGGTAAATATGGTTTTACGCAATAGTATAAATGGTTCAACTAAAGTCTCTACCTTTACTTCTTCTGGAACATGGACTAAGGACTCTCGTACTCAGTGGGTTGAAGTATTTTTATGGGGTGGAGGCGCTGGCGGTGGTTCTGGGAGAAAAGGATCATCTACAGTATCTTCAGGTGGGGGAGGAGGAGGTTCTGGAGGAGCAGGATACTATACGATTCCTGCTTCTTTTTTTGGTGATACCGAATCATATTCAGTGGGAGCATCTGCAAATGGTGGTGTAGCACAAACCACAGATAACACAAACGGTAATGCTGGAACATCGGGGAATAACACAACATTTGGAAATTTGATAAGTGCTGGTGGAAATCCTGGAAATGCAGGGACAACTACTAACACTTCTGCCTCTTCTGGTGGTAATTTATACACTGAATTTGCTCCTTCGATTGCTGCTAGCACGGGTACTGGTGGAACTATAGCTTCATCAACTAGCGTACAAGCAGTAGTAGGTAATATATTACCTACTGGAGGAGGCGGCGGTGGTGGCGGTGATACGGGCACTGCAAGATCTGGGGGATCCGGTGGCAATATTACAAATGCAAATTCTATTGTGAAGATAACCGGTGGGTCCGGAGGAATAGAAACAGGAACCCTAAACGGTGGTAATGGAAATTCTGCCCTTACGACCGGAGGTTTAGTTAGTGGTGGTACTGGTGGTGGAGGCGGCGGCGGAGCAAAAGCTGGAGCGACAGGTGGAACTGGCGGAAATGGAGGTTTCCCTGGTGGTGCCGGTAGTGGTGGTGGAGGAGGGATATCTTCGCAAGCCAATTCAGGAGCAGGCGGTACAGGCGCTGCTGGTAAAATAATCATCATTGAACATTTCTGATATTTCTGATCAAATCTTTGACTAAAGTTTCTAGAACGATTTCTGCTTTGATTATTGAGTGAGGTGGCAGAGGTAGAAGTTGCTCTAGAATGTTCATTTATCAATGCAATGCTGCTTCACTATGAGTCACAGAAGCAGTGAATATTGGAATTGGTAGAATTAGAATCGAAGTTCGATACATAATCAATGGCTGGGAAACCAACCATATAGCTGGAAAACCAGACAACCACCTATCCATTCAGAAATGCAACATCTTTTAATATCCATGCTCATCTCGAATAAATAGACTGAACCGTTGTGAATTTTGATTTAAAGATAGAAGAAAATTCAACCGGTGAATCCTTAGCATATCGCAACAAAATGGCAATTATAAAGTAAGCCGATTAGAATAAAATGGTTGGGTTTCTGGAATTCTGGTTAAACATATAAATGGATTCCCAGAAATCCAACCAACCAACCATCTGGAAATCTTTTAAACCAGCCACCATACCAGCAAGCCACTGAACTGGACATCCATAAAACCAGACAACCACCCGACATTCCTACTATCCATCCAGCTGGGTGTCCAGAAAATAAGCCATCCAGTTTTGATTATAACTACTTTGTTTTTTATAAAGGGGATCAGCCTTTCTCTTTCGTTTTAAAGAAGAGAAATGAGCCTAATGAGAACGACTAGGCGCCGGACATTTACTTCACATTCATTTTTTCTAGTACACTTGAAAGAATGAAATCATTCATGCTCTTGTCGTTCTGAGCAGCCATAATCCTGATCGCTTTTCTCGTTTCAGGGGAACATTCCAAAGTAATTCGAGCCCTTTTTGGCTTCTCAGGCAATTCTTTAACAGGTTTTTTAGCCATTTCTTACCTTCTTCTTGTATCGATTTGCTATCACCATTATTGAGATGCTCCTCATCTTAGCAGCATCATTGATTCCAGTAAATCATCAATTCACTGTTTACTTAAATAGGCGACTGGATTAGATTGGTGGCTTACGGACTCATTTAACCCAAGGACTCAATCAATGTTCAAAATAGCCATCTCCAATCAAAAAGGAGGATGCGGGAAAACGACCTCTAGCATCAACCTTGCGGCTGGTTTAGCTTATGCGGGCAAAAAAGTCTTACTGATAGACTTAGACCCTCAAGGCAACTCCACAATAGGCCTAGGAATCAAAACAGAGAATCGTCAAACGATTGCTGAATTGCTTTGCCAAGAAGAATGCGAAGTCAAAGATATCGTGCAAGACACCTATATAGAAGGTCTTCATATCCTTCCCTCAGATGTATCTTTAGCTGTAGCAGACGTCAAACTCGCTCAAATTCAAGCTAAAGAATTCGCTCTTCGTTCAAAACTAGTCGATCTCACCTATGATTATATAATCATTGATACCTCCCCTACATTTGGCACTCTTCTTACAAATGCTGTATTGGCAGCTGATTATATTATATTGCCTGTTGGGCTAGACTACTTCAACCTAGCTGGGATGCAGAACTTCATGGATACCATCAACCGAACAAATAAGAAAGTCGGTCAATTGGTCAATCATCGCGCTGAAATTCTAGGAGTGCTATTCACTTTCTTCAAAATGTCTACCAATCATTCGAAAAGAATCTTCGATGCGATTAACGACCTCTTCGGAGACAAAGTCTTTAATACACGAATTCCTGAAAACGTTAAATTAAAGGAATCACAAGAAGCAGCTAAAGCTATTTTCGATTTCGATCCTAATTGTTCAAGTGCTAAAGCTTACAATGATTTTACAAATGAACTAATGGAAAGGCTAGGTGCATATGTCAGGAATTAACGAAATCAAGAAAAAAGCCAAGTTGTCAATAGATGAAATGTATGATAATCAGCCAGTTGGGAAGCTGGACAACCAGAAAGAAGGGAAACAAGAAAGCAAACAAACAATCCAGCCAGCCAGCCAACTAGAAAACAAGCCAGACTCCCACCCAACCGGAAGTCCATCTTTCCAGGAAGTAAGCCAGGCTCTTAACAACAAAGCTGGCCACACAACAATCCAACAAAATGGAAAGCTGGAAACTAATCCGGTTATTAAACAAGAAACTCAAACAACCCGTCCAACGACCATATTCCCAACAACAAAGCAGCAAACACAAAAAATCCCGACCTATAAAATGACCTTTAATTTAACCGAAGACATTTACAAAGCTTTCAATGATCTTTATGCAAATCGGATGCTACAAGGATGTAAGACAGAAAAATCTGAAATGATCTGCGAGGCCATTCAGTGGCTTATTAAAATGGAAGAAGAACAGCAAACACAACAAACAGAGAAATAGTTGGCTTTGAGAGAAGTCTAACAGGGACTGAGCATGATTGACAATTTGGTAAAAGAAAAACTAAAGGCCTCTATACGCATTGAGGAGGTGGCTGAACATCTAGACCTCCATCATAAATTAAACCTCAAGCGCGTTGGTGGTTATTTGGTTGGAAAATGCATTTCAGGGCATGAGTCAAAAACCGGTCAATGCTTCAGGCTAGGTTCTGGATGGAGCCAATTTCATTGCTTTAGCTGTAATGAATCCTTTGATGTAATAGAACTTGTTCAAATGGAAAAAGGCTTTGGCTATGTGGATGCATGCAAATATCTAGCAGAAACCTTTCGCTGTGATTTACTAGACGAGTTGCAGAGATATAAGCCCATTGCTCCTGAAACTAAAAAATCTTACGCTCTCGCCAACCTGTATGAATTGGTCTTCGAATATGGAAAAACCCTGCTCGCGAAGAAAGAAGGAAAAGAAGCATTTCAATATCTGACTGAAGTAAGAGGGTATGATACTGCTAAGCTTTTGACGACAGAATGGATTTATTGGCCCAAGGACGCGCAAATAAGAGAACACCTAAGGTCCCAGCTTCCACCAGAAAGACATCACGAAATAAGCGAAATTAAACTCAATGGCGCGGGTGGTGATCTTTTTAGAGCAGCGCTTCCTTATAGAGACAAGTTTGGAAAAATATTAGGCTTTGCAAAAAGAGCAACCATCAAAGAAGGAGCTCCAGATTCCGATGGAAAACTTTATAGATGGAGCTATACAGCGGGTCTCAAAAAAGACGATCTTTTCAATATTTATAAATGCAAACGCGAAAGCCAGCTTCTTCTCGTTGAAGGACTTCCAGATGCAGCCTATCTCCCTAGCCTTGGAATTCAAAACATCGTTGCAACAGGTCAAGGGGATTTATCTTCTAAGCACCTCGAAAGTTTAAAGATTTATGAAATAGAAAGTGTCGTTATTATTTTTGACAATGATTCTAAGGATAGCAAAGGGGAGATTGGATCTATTGAAAAGGCTAAAAAAGCCTCTGACATTTTGGAAGCAAATGGAATCAAAGCATTTATTCTTCCTCCTCATCTACTCAGTCCGTTTAAGGATCCAGATGAATTCGTCAAAGCCAATGGTCATGATGCATTTAAAAAATTGATCCAAGAAAATGCTCAATCACGAGCGAGATGGCTTCCTTCCTACCTTGCTTATAAAGACGACCTAAACACAGACATGGGTCGTTATTCTGCATTAGGAAGAGCCTCCAAAGAATATGTTAAAATTGAAGATGCTTTAGACAAGAGTATCTTTAAGCAAGAAATGGAAGCAATTTTTAATCTGAGTCCTAATGAAATTGATGACATTATGGCTAAATCTCTAAAAGAGCAAAAAAAGAAAGATGAAGAAGAAAATTACAAAAAATCACTTGCAGAAGCTCAAAAGCTCATTTCACTCGGAGAGATAAAGAAAGCTGAGCAGATTCTTTCTCAAGTAAAAAAAGAGCATAAAAAAGATGACTTTCTTCTTAAGCCTTATACTGTAGAAAACCTAAAGCAAGATTTATCAACTATTCAAGAAGGCCTGAAAACCGGATATAAATCACTTGATGCCACAATTCAAATCCCTCAAGAAGCCATCACCATTATTGCGGGAAGGCCCTCCCATGGAAAAACAACCGCATTGCTTAATTTTTTCGTCAATATGGTCAAGCTCTACCCAGATAGAGAATTTTACTTTTTTTCTTACGAAGAACCTAAAAATCAAATTCTGTTAAAAGTTCTGAATATCCTAACTGGGGAATTCATCAATGAAGCCAATAACCTTGGTAACCTAGAAGGATATCTGAGAGGTGGTTTTACAAAAAATCCTAAGATCAATGAAGGAGTTGCTCTTCTTCAATCTCTGACTGAAAGCCATAGATTAGTTGTTAGTGATTTTCCTTATTTTGTAGATGACCTAAGCAAAGTCATTGCCAGTTTGAAAGAACGTGGAAAAATGGGGGCAATTTTCATTGATTATATTCAAAAAATAAAATTCAAAGGAAGATCTTCTACAAGACAGCTTGAGCTGCAAAAAATCTCTGAAACAATTCTGGAAACAGCAAAATTCAATTCAGTTCCGATTATTCTTGGAGCACAGTTTGGAAGGGGGAACACCAAGCAAGAAGTTTTACGCCTCGATAATTTGCGTGAAGCTGGCGATATTGAAAACGATGCTAAGCTTGTTTTAGGTATCTGGAATGAAGCTAAAGAAAAATCAGACAGCAAGGGAGAGTCCCTCATGAGTCGAACTGTAGATTTCGATCTTGTTGTTCTTAAAAATCGCAATGGCCCATCCAATCAAACCATCTCTTTGGTATTTGACAGGCCCTTGTCTACACTAAGAGAGAAAAAATGAGCAACATGAACAATACCAAAGAAAAACCTAAGTCAAAAAAAATAAAAAAGCCTTCAATTCCACTTGTTGGAGAACTCATTATTCCTCCAAAGGATACGGAAACAAGTTATCAACTCCATGTCGTTGATAAAAAAACTGGAAAAACCGTTGAAATTTTAGATTCTGTTGAAGACATACAATTGCTTGGCATGTCGCTCAAAATTAAATCATCAGAAAAACAAGAGTGGGAATCCGCCATATCACCTATACAAAGCTTTTCTCCCAATCAGCTTGTCTCTTTGAAAAATATTCTGAATGAAATGGGCCCTACTGCTCAACGCTCTCTTATAGAAGAAGCTATTCAGAATATTATCGACCAATCGTCAAATAAAGATACTTTTGCTCTTCCATCGCATGCTCTCATGTTTACGTTGCTTGCTATGTTTGCCGGAAAGCCAGATATGATTCCAAGAAGACTTTTAAGCAAGCCTCATTCCGAATGGACTGCTATAGAGCAAAAAGAAGCCGAAGAATTTTTGTCTTCAATATTAAAAGTCGAAAAAAGCACTTCCTATTTGAATGGACGGGAAACAATCGAAGAAAAATATATTGCAGTCGTAAGCGATAATCCAAAAGTAGAAGCACAGGCTGAAATTGACATCTCGCTTTTCAAATCTGACATTCACTTCAGAGAAGTTAGCTTAGCCCTTTATATCAAGCGTACATTTGGTGCTGAAGGATTGCGTCATCTTCTAGGTTTCTTAATTGGCCTAGAAGAAAATTTTAGAAAAGGCCATTTCATTTGGAGTGTAAATGATCATTTAGCAAGACTTGGTCATAGAAAAAAGGCTAATGGCACCTATGACCATGAATTAAAGAAGACTGCCAGCGAAATTATCAGGGTCTTTCAGAGCCTTTTTATCACGGCCAGAAAAAAAGAGGGGAAAAAAGAGGTCATTCAAGGAGAACGCCTTTTTAGCATCGATGGATTTAGACAAGAGATATTCGATAAGGTTATCATCGATGAAAAAATCAAGCTAAGAGCAACTGATTTTTGGTATAAAAACGCATTTGAACCAAAAGATGGACAGTCAGCCAAATACACCAAACTTCTAAAGAAAATTGCTCAAGAGAACCATCGCGAGCATCCTCTAACGATTTATCTAACCCCACTATTGGCCATCTTCTGGAGAATGAATCCTCAACAGAAAATATCCATTCGCAGCTTAATGGACTGGTGCGATTTAGATCCATCAGGAAGATATAAGATGAGAGACCTTAGATCTCTAGAGTCCGAGCTTAGCTATATGAAAGAGCATGGATACCTAGGAGACTGGTCTCATACAGGAGAAAAGTTTTTGCCTTCTGAGTGTGCAGATCCCTTTAGTTGCTCGCTTACACTGACCCCACCTGAGTGGTTAGGGCAAGAATTAAGACTCGTACAAGCAAATAGAGAAATACCAGCACTGGAGAAAAAAGAAGATAAAATCCTTGGCATTGAAGAATTTAAGGAGATATACAAAAAATCCAAACTTAACGTTAGGCAATTTGGCAATCATCTTGGTATCACTGGACAAATGGTCAGTTTTCTCCTAAATGAAAAGAGGCACATTACGAAAGAAGTCTCTGACAAAGTGAGGGCATTTGCTGACAAATTTTCGTAAACAAAAGCGACCTATCTGAATCACAAAAGAAATATTCATTTTTTTGCGCTTAAACACTAGAAACTTAGAGGGAAATTGATATTCAAAAAAATGGTTAGTTCTTGTAAACAGTGTAAACAGAAGCGACCCTTCTTATGCACTGAGAATACCCTGTTTGTAAACAGGATCGCCCATCCTCAATCTCAATACCGCCCCCTCTCGTTCACGAGACCGCCCCTTCTCAATCCCAGCATGTTTTGTAAGTGCTTAATTTTGTTAGACTTATCCTTAAGTAAACAACCCTAATTATATTCAACTAGAATATAAATGTTTACAGCTTCGCAGTAAACAGGCTCTCTCCCGCTTCGCTCCGAGAGCCAAGGAAAAACACATCTTAAAATAAAGATACCTTGCCTAAAGTATTTTATTTTATCAAAGTCGCTCACTTTCCCACCAGTTGCAATGTTTTTTGCTATTGTTTCTGAAAAGGTAGTCTCAAAAAAACTCAATGTGAGGCTAACCTTTTCTGAATGTGCGACGGACCTATTTGAAGAAAAAACAAAGATTTGTGCAAACTCTTTTCTGCACTCGATTAGCAAATGATTGATCATGACGGTAAAGAACCCAAACCTCTTTGGTATTGCTCGTGTAAGCATCAGGAGGCTGAATTTAGATAATAGGACGATGTCCTCTCAAATAAAAATGGCATCTTGTAAACAGTGTAAACAAAATCGACCCTCTTCATTCACAATATTGAAACGTAACTCATTATTCAGCCTGGGAAAACAGAAATGTTTTTTTATATCAGAAAAGTGAAAAAAACCTCGTTCATTATAGTATGAATAGATTTCTTAGACTTATCAACGAAAGGTTTTTGAATCGAGAAAAAAGCTTGTAAACTTGTGTAAACAGAAGCGACCTTCCTGATTCACATGAGTTATTTTTTTTTGAATTTGCTTTTTTCCTTATATGAAAAACACGGGGTCAGTTCAGAATTCGGCTTATAAAGCACGTTAAGGATTTTCATCTTCGATCACTTATTTTTGTCGTTCTTTCCAATATCCAATCTGTCATAATATTTAGTGCTGAAGGCGCTATTGTTTCTTCAGTTTGTTCATACTCATCCCACGATCCTATCACGCATGTTTGGAACGCATGATTGAGTTTTGGCAACGCAATGATTGTATAGTCTTTATTGCCAGCTTTTTTGAGCGCTTTATCGATTAAAGGAAGGTTTTGTTTTGAAGATACCACTAGATCAATTTCACCGTTCAGCACTAACGTAGGAATGGTAATATGTCTCAAAGCAGTAGAAGGTTCATAAGAAAAGTAAAAATGACCCCATGGAGAATTGAATCTTTCTATGAATTCTTCAGTTACGATAGAATGCATATTAACCCACGTTTTTTGATTCTCAGTCAATCCAGAGAAAGCGCCGATTAAAATCGGCATAGAGTTGTAGATGAAAGAGCTATACGTTGAAGTTTTAGCAAAACACAACGGCCACGAGTCATGCGCGGACAGTCGAGAGGTTGTACG